TGCTGGAATGGTCTTCGGAGGAAGTTATTATTCCCTATACCTCACCAATAGATGGAAAAGTTCACAGATACTTTGTTGATTTTTGGATAAAGGTTTTGTCGAAAGATGGAAATAAACGAGTATACCTCATAGAAATTAAGCCCAAATCACAAACTAAAAAACCAAATCCGCCCAAGTCAAAAAAAGTGTCCAAGTCAAAACTAACAGAAATGAAAAATTGGATGATTAATTCTGCAAAATGGAACGCTGCTAGAAAAATTTGTGAGGATAAAGGGTGGGAGTTTAAAATTCTGACTGAGGACAATTTATTCACAAAGAACGGAACCAGTAATGAGTAAACGAGAAGTCGGAAAAGTCGTAAAAGAATTTAATCAATCCGGAAAAGATATTCAATCTAATGCGGCAACATATTGGTTGGCTACTAACTTGAGTAAAATTCAAACTCAAATGAATCCTCAAAATTTTAACCAAAGTATGGCAAGTGTAGGTATCAATCAACCAAGAATCGGAACTATGATTTTTTTTGGCTACAACCCAAAAACTAAATTAGAACTACCATTTTGGGATGAATTCCCTCTTGTAATAATGATTCATAAAATGAGAAACCATTTTCTTGGACTAAACTTACACTACCTAGCACCGAGGGTTAGGGCAACATTTTTAAACAATCTTCTGACAATGACTAACAACCCTAATTATGCGAAAAATCCCCCCGCAATGTTTAAAGTTACATATTCATACTTGAAATCCGCTTCTAATATGAAGCCGTTCAAAGCAGCAATAAAAAAGTACTATTTCAACTGTGTGGTGACCAAAGCAAATGTCATATCGTCTGACGAATGGAAATTTGTGCCATTCATGCCTATTGAAAGATTCCGTGGTGCAAATCGTGAACAAGTTTGGAAATGGGCAAATAAATACTCTAAGTAACAGCCATGACCTTTGTAGACAAATTCTATAGTGCAATCAGACAAAAGGGCGTAATGCGGCCCAATAGGTTTGTCATGTTGATTGATGTTCCCCCTAGTGTGGCCAGATATTTGGGGTATTCATCGATAGAAATAAAAGAAAGACTTGCCTTAACGGTTAGTTCGGTCACATTACCGGCAAAATCTTTTTTTACTCATGAAATGGATATCTCAACTCCAACTAGACTGATTCCATATGGAATAAATTCAAACAACACATCTGGTATTTCATTTGAGTTTAATGTGTTAACTGACATGTTTGAAAAAAACTTGTTTGAAAAGTGGCAAAATCTAATAGTAGATCCAAAAACGAAACAAGTTGGATTTTATGATGACTACGCCAAATCATGTTCGATATACATCATGCAACTCCCCTCTTTTGTTCAAAGTTTAGACCAAGCGATAGAATTTTTAGGACAAGATTTAGGGGCAAATAGTATAAAGTTGACAGAAGTGTACCCTTACAGCGTGGTACTCAATAATGGATCACTAAACTACACACAAAGTATAGAACCACTAAAAATGAAAGTGGATTTTATGTACCGTGAAGTTCTTCGTGGAGGAGAATCTCCGGCAAAAGATATAGGAATACCTGTCATAGACAGTCAAGGAAGATTCACACGGACATTAAAAGATCCGTCAGAAATACCTTTTGTTAATAGTAACGAAAATTTTGTTAGAAATGGACTAGTTAATGTCACAGCAGAAGATGCTATCAGGGATTGGGAGCAGATTCAGCGAAGAGAAACGCAGTCAATGCTTGAAAAAATAGAAGAGAGAAAAAAGTATGATCAGCGTAGTAATGTGCCTAAAGGCGTTGATGGAAGACTAATAAAACCAAAAGTTGATGGTCTTCCTGGACAAAATCCAAATGACGAAATAAGAAACATATTCAATCAAGCACTTACTTTTATCTCACAGGGACAAGGATTTTTAGGACAACTATAATAAAACATAGGGAGATTAAATAAAATGGGAACACTGACTAACTTAGTAGCAACAACACCAACATATGAACTGATTCTTCCAAGCAACAAGAAAAAAATCACATACAGACCTTTTCTTGTTAAAGAGGAAAAAATACTGCTTATAGCATCAGAGTCGAAAAATGAAAAAGAGATATACAAAGCGATGCAAGATGTGGTAGCAGCGTGTACATTTGGTAAAATTAATATGACTGAGGCAGCACTTGTTGATATTGAATATTTATTCGTGAATATACGAACAAAGTCTGTTGGAGAAACTGCGAATCCTCAAATTAAATGTTCTGCCTGTCAACATTCAAATGTAGTAAATGTAAATCTTACTGAACTTAATCCAGATTTTAATCCCGAACACAACAGCAAGATTAATCTCAACGATAGCACAATTATTGAAATGAGGTGTCCAACCTATTCCGACATCGAAAAGATGCAGGAAAAAAAGACAGATACCGAAAAGATGTTTACATTAGTTGCGTTGTGTGTTGATAAAATTTATACACCAGAGCAAACATTCACAGCCAAAGATGTTGGTGTGACTGATGTAACTGAGTTCATTGAGTCTTTATCTCAAAGTCAATTCAGGAAAATATCTTCTTTCTTTGAAACGATGCCTCAACTGACGAAAGAAGTGTCTTTTAAGTGTAGTGGATGTGGACACGAAAATACAATTACCCTTAAGGGGGTGGCTGATTTTTTCTAATAGCGACCTCCCATGATAGTCTAATGAATCATTACGAAACAAACTTTTCTCTAATGCAACACCACAAGTATTCGCTAACAGAAATAGAAGGAATGATTCCTTGGGAGCGTCGAATTTACATAGAAATGTTAATTCATCACCTTAAAGAAGAAAAAGAAATGATGGAAAAGCAGAAAGAATCTTAACTTAAAGTAGACTCCCCATGGCAAACGAAGGCGAAACTAATCCCAAAAATCAAACCGCACCAGGAAGCGATAGCCAATGGTCTGGTTCATATAATCGTGAAATGGTTGAACTATTGAGAAATCAATTGGACAATCAAGAGTTTCAGACCAAATATATCAAAGAACTCACAGAGAAGATTGAATCCTCGCAGCGTGAGGAATTGAATGCAAAGAAGAAACAGTTGGAGGCAGAACTGAAGGGAGATACTGCTGCTCTTGCTATAGCAATAAAGCAGTACGAAGAAGCCAAACTATCAAGATCCGAGTCTACAAATAGGTTAAGAGAAATTCAAACCGATGTAGCGGGAACTCAAAGGCAAATCACAGATGCAATTGAAATGATTGCTATTGATTCAAAAACACAGATAGATGTAGTAAAAAAAGAACTTGATGCCTCTTTAGATCTCACAAAACAAATCGCAGACACACTATCAGATGCTAAAATCAAAGATAAAACTATATTGGTTGAATTTAAGAATTGGTCGAAAGAATTTCTAAAGCAGTCTAAAAAAGAAGAGGATGAAAAATTAAAAGCGGAAAAAGAACTGTCTGACAGAAATAAAATTGAAGCAAAGCAGAAACAAAAAGACGAAGAAGAAAATCAAAAAAATAATGAAACCAAAGAACTTGCTCAAGAAGTTCGTAATGCACTTGAACAAATTAAAGGATCATCAAACGAAGATACTATTAATAGACTAATTGAAAGAACCGGAGCAAACATACAAAGTCTTTCTGTTGTTCAAAAAATGCTTAGTGATGCTATGATTGAATCAGGAGTAGATCTCAAAGACGAAACTGCTGTCATGGCTTTCAAGGCAAATTGGGCTAAGGAACAGAAAACCCAAGATAAGATCATTGAAAAACTCACAGAGATGAGGGATTCAATCCAAAAAGAGAATATACAAAAATCCATATATGAAACAATTGTAAAGCAAGGTGTTAATGAAAGAGTCGCAGAGATTCGTGCAGAAAGATTGGCAGAAAAACAATTCCGAGAAGAAACGCAAAAATTAAACAAACAAATAAGTATTTTCAAGAATATTGAGCAGGCATCCTTGATTCAAATAGCCGCTGTTGAAAGACAGAACAGGCAAGCAGTCGAGGACAAAAAAGAGATGAAGGAATTACCCGAATGGTATAAAGATCTCAAAGCAAATGTAAAAATAATAGATGCTCACATAATAGGTTTACGGGATACTATGAGAGAAGGCGGTTGGTTGTTTAAACTCATTGCGATTATAACATTTGCCACGGGATTGATAGTTGGAATGGTATCTGCCGCAATAGCAGAAGTATTCGGAATGATTACATCTGCTTTCAAAGGAGGAGGAATCATATCAAGATTTTTCTTGTATTTGAAAGAAACATTTCCAGCGATAAACAAAATGATCAATGGGATGAAATCATTTTTCATCTTTATCAAAAATGGAACTGCTATAGGTAGATACTTTGTATCAGTAATTAATAGAACAATAGGTGTTTTTACTACTTTTATTGCGATAATCAAAGATGTACAATTTGGTGCATTAGGATTCATAAAGATACTAAAATCTGTTTTCGCTCCTGTCATAGAAATATTCAAAATCTTTATGACTTCATTCAGACTTGGTTATGGAATAATGAGTGGTCTATTCAGATTTCTCAGAGTTCTTCGACCAATCATTTCATTAATTGGTAGAGCATTCCTCCCACTTACGATAGTGTTGACATTAATCGATGCTGTCATAGGTGCGTTCAAAGGATTTAAAAAAGATGGTATACGAGGATTACTTGTCGGAATATTTGCCGGAATTACAGATGGATTAACTCTAGGATTAATAGGTTTCGATAAAATCTATAAATTCATGAATAACATAATTGACTCCATAACAAAGGCGTTCAAAAAAATATTAGAACACACATACAATGCGATTAAATTGATTTTCAAGTACAGCCCCATAGGATTGCTTGTCCAAGGAGTCATGTGGATTTACAATAACTTCAATTCAATTATAAATGCTGCTAAAGAAACATTAATGCTTTTGTGGAAATATAGTCTTCCGAATCTGTTATATCAGGGAATCAAATATGGAATATCCGCAGCGAAAAAAATTATTGATAACATGAAAACCTTTATAATAGAGGGCATTGAAAAACTTCAATCATTTTTACTCAACTATAATCCAATTACATTAATCTATAAGGGTTTGGTAAGTCTGTCAGAAAAAATTTGGGCAGTGATATCGTCGGTAGTTCCAAAACTAGTCGATGATTTTACGGAAAATGTTGAATCTATTTTTGATGCCGTTAAATCAATAATTCCAAAATTACACAATAAATTAAAAAAGGAAGTCAAATCTTTTTTTGATGCAATTACAAATGTGATCAAACTGTCTAAAGAATTGGTCACCAACAGCATCAAAAACATACCTGCTGTCAAAATTGCAACAGCAACTTTTGAGTTTTTTACAGGATCTTCTCAATCAGCGACTCCCGAGACAGCAATAAAAACAAATCAACCCCTATTATCTGGACCTAAGTTGTTCACTCCAACAGAAACACCATTTCTTCGTGATTTTTCTTTTGATGAAAATACATTGGGTCCAATGGGGAAAAAACTAAAAGATGAATATGAAACAAAACAAAAAGCACTCAAACCAAATACACGCAACGGTCAAAATACCCAAACAAATGTAACCACAACAAATATGAACATAAGTAGTGTTAATAACAAAGGCGGATCACGACCGCATATAATTGCACCACAACCACCGAGAAACACGGAACCCACTTTCAGGCAATCGACAGGAATGGCTCATCCAAACGGATTGTTCTGATATTCATTGAATCATATAAAAAGAAACAACCCCCTTTCGGGGGTTGTCGGACCAAAGATGCTATCTTTAGTGGGGTTATGAGTATTTATCACTCATCATCTTCCGCTAACTTACGGAAGTACGAAAGTGCCTCAGATTCATCATCGTCATCAACAACACTCTTCTTTGCAGTAGTCTTCTTGGAAGACGATTCGGCAATCTGATTAGCCTTCCCCATCTTAGTACGGAAGTCCTCTGGCTCGGAATCTTCTGCCTTTACAGATGCGGCAGAAGATGCCTTCGAAACCTGTGTGAATCTTGCCGAAAGATCTTCATAAGATTTGAACTGATCTTCCGCAACAAACTCCTTAAGAGCATATTCCTTCTTCCACAATGCTTCCAACTTAGAATCATCACCCTCAAAGAGTGGCGCAGGAGCAGAGAAGCCGCTCTTTTCATAGGAAACATACCCTGAATCCATATGTGCTTTCAACTTAAAGTTGGCTCCCTTCCAAAAATCAAAAGGA